ACAAAAAAGCTTAAAAGAACAACAAATAGCAGGAAAAATTAGCTGGGAGGCTACTGCAGTTGACCAAATGAAGGGATCGTGGAAAGACGAACTAATTTTAATATGCTTGTTGGTTCCAGCGGTGGCAGTGTTTATTCCCGGATGGACTCCACACATTAAAGCAGGGTTTGAGGCACTACACTCACTCCCTGATTATTATAAGCATCTCTTATATATCGCCTGCTCGGCCAGCTTCGGCATCAAGGGGGCAAAAGGTGCTATGGGTTTAATTACTAAAAAGAAATGACAACAAAATGCATAAAGTGTGATTGCTTATGCCATTGTTGTTCAACTTGTATGTGCGAATGCACCATATGCGAACATGAAGAAACAGAAACTAACAACAACAGTTCCTCCTAAAAGAGGACCAACACCACAAGGGTTGAAAATTAATTATAAAAAGATACAATAGTTAAGACAAACAAATAAGGATATTCTTAACTATGAAACACACCTATTTTACGATACCTGGGTGGTTCAATTACTCTGAAACTTACGACATCGTTGTAGATCAAATAGCCGATGATGGTGTCATTGTAGAAATTGGATCTTTTCTAGGTAGATCGACACATTATCTTGCAACCGCTCTTTACAATGCGGGAAAAGAAGATGTAAAAATATATTGCGTTGATACTTTTGAAGGGTCAACAGAACACGCTGGTATAAAACTACCAAAAGATTTCTCATCTATATTCAAAGATAATTTACAATTTTTTATTGGAAGAAATATGGTTATACCTTGTCAAGGTAGATCGGATTCAGAAGAAATTTTAAATCAATTTAAAGACGAATCTGTTGATTACATTATGGTTGATGGTGCACATGAATATGATGCTGTCGAAGATGATATTATCAATTGGTGGCCTAAACTAAAACAAACAGGTGTTATGGTTGGTGATGACTATGCTCTTAATTCAGTAGCTGAAGCAGTAAAATCAGGCTTAGGTAAAATGCAAAGAAATAATTATGGAGTTAATCAAGGTCATGAACAAACATGGCACTGTGCTAAAGATGGACAAAACAAAGTTTTTGAAAAAAGAATACCAGGAGTTAATGCTTACGTATGAGCATCTTTGTAATTCATAATTATCAAAAAGAACTAAAAACACTCAAAGAACAACTTCATGAACATTTGACACAAGGGGTTGAAAACTTTGAAGATTACAAGTATATTCAAGGAAAGTTACATATGCTTGACATATGCCAACAGGAAATTTCTCGCCTGCTGGATCAAGAGGAGAAAATAGATGACTAAGACTTTATACGTTCCAGAGGACGTTTTAAAAAAAATAAAAGACCCAAATGAGGGTGTAAACCCTAATCGAAAAGAACTAGAAAAACTTCCCCAGCCAGTCGGTTGGAGAATTTTAGTTTTACCTTTCAAAGCAAAAGAAAAAACTAAAGGTGGAGTTATTCTCACAGATAAAACTTTAGAAGATTCTCAATTAACTGCATCGGTTGCGTTGGTACTAGCTACTGGATCTGATGCATATAAAGATAAAGAAAAGTTTCCTAATGGTCCTTGGTGTAAACAAGGGGATTGGGTTGTGTTTGGCAGATACGCAGGATCAAGACTAAAAATAGAAGGTGGAGAAGTTAGGTTACTTAATGATGACGAAATACTCGGCACAGTTGAGTCACCTGAAGATGTATTAACAATTATATAACATGGGAGGTAAACCATGCAAACAGAGATAAACACTGTAAAAGATGAAAAGCTCGTAGATCTGGACACATCAGGCGAAGGAGCAGAAATCGAACTTGAGGATAAATCTCACGGCGCTGTAAGTCCCGAAAAATACGAAGACGTAAAGACTGAAGAAAAAGATCCTTTAACCCCTAAGGTTGAAGCTCCAGAACAACAATCAGAGGAGATGGATCAATACTCGGATAAAGTTAAAAAGAGAATTGATAAACTTACATATAAAGCAAGAGAGGCTGAAAGAGAACGTGAAGCTGCATTACAATATGCTCAGAACGTTCAAAAAGAATTAGCTGAAGTGCGAATGAAAACACATGAAGTTGATAAAGGCTACATGTCAGAAAGTGAAGTTCGCAACAGAATGGCTTCCGATCTCGCTCGTGCAAATCTTATTACTGCTAGAGAGCAAGGTGATTTCACGAAAGAAGAAGAAGCTAGACAAGCTCTTACAAAACTTGATCTTGAAGCTGAAAGAATACGAGTAACTAAATCTAAAAAGGAGCAAGAATATGAAGAGTTCCAAAAGAAAATGGAGCAAGAACAGCAAACCAATATACAACCCACATCTCAAAGACCACAGCCTTCACAAAAAGCTCTGGCGTGGGCTGAAAAGAATACTTGGTTTAGATCTGACGAAGAAATGACAGATTATGCTCAAAGAATTCATAGAGGTTTAGTAGCGGAAGGATTTGACACAGAATCAGATGATTACTATAATGAATTAACTGTAAGAGTTAAAAACAAGTTTCCAGAATCTTTTAAAGATTCGGATCAGGCTACCAGAAGCAACAAAATCGCCCAACCCGTTGCCTCTGCATCAAGGTCTGCAACCAGTGGGCGCAAATCTGTTAGGTTAACTCCTAGTCAGGTAAAAATAGCAAATAAACTTGGAGTTCCTCTAAGTGAATATGCTAAGTACGTTTAGGAGGTACAACATGACAGATAATAAAACACCAAGAAGTGCACAAACAAGGGCAACCGAGGAACGTAGAAAACCTTGGCAGCCACCGTCTCAACTAGACGCACCACCATGTCCTGATGGATATAAGCAAAGATGGCTTCGTCATCGTGTAAATGGAGCGGATGATACTAAAAATATCAACGCTAGACTCAGAGAGGGCTGGGAATTAGTCAGAGCTGACCAATATACCGGCAATTTATACGCTGCTTACAATGGAAGTATCAAAGCTTATGAGGGTGTCATCAGCGTAGGTGACTTGCTATTGGCAAGAATCCCTGAAGAAACTGTTGCCGAGCGTAATGCTCACTACAAGCGAAAGACTGATCAACAGACTGAAGCTTGGGAAACAGATCCTTTAAGGGAACAACATCCAAGCATGCCTGTCAATGTTGATAGGCAGAGTCGTGTGTCTTTTGGAGGTCCTAAAAAGACCGAATAAAGCACACTTAATAATAAAGGAGAAGAACTATGGCAAATCAAGCTGGATATTACGGATTCAAGCCTGTCAAGATGCTAGGTGCTGCTTATAATGGTCAAGGCCAAAATGAGTACACAATTGGCAACAATGAGGCATCCGCAATATATCAAGGCGACCCAGTAATTTTGGTCGCAAATGGTGCTATTGATGTCGGTTCAACTGCTGGTGCTGAACTTATTGGTATTTTTAATGGTTGTGAATACACTGATCCAACAACAGGTAAACCAACTTGGAGTAACCACTATCCAGGCAGCGTAGCAGCGGCTGATATTAAAGCATACGTCATTGATGATCCGAATGTAATATTCGAGGTCAAAGTTGACGACACTAACGGCGGTCAAGCGCAAGTAGGAACAAACTGTAACATTGCAACATACACTGCAGGTTCATCAATTGATGGAATCTCAAACGTTGTTGTTGATGGTAGCACTTTTACTACAAACGCTGGCGGTAATTTTAGAGTTGTAGGTTTATCAACTGATGTTGATAATTCTGACTACACTGCAGCAAATGCAGCGATTCAAGTTAAGATTAACTTACACTCACTAACAGATACAACAGGTATATAGGAGGTTAAACTATGGCTATATCTAGAAGTCAACTCGTTAAAGAGTTAGAGCCCGGTCTAAACGCACTATTTGGCCTGGAGTACGGACGTTACGATGCAGAGCATTCACAAATATTTGATACAGAATCTTCCGACAGAGCATTTGAAGAAGAGGTAATGTTATCAGGTTTTGGTAATGCGAGAACAAAGAGTGAAGGTGGGTCAATTGTTTATGACAATGCGACAGAAACTTTCACAGCACGTTACACACATGAAACAATTGCACTTGGTTTTGCAATCACTGAAGAAGCTGTTGAAGATAATCTTTATGACAGAATCTCAGCAAGATACACAAAAGCACTTGCACGTTCTATGGCAAACACTAAGCAGGTTAAAGCTGCAAACGTATTAAACAATGCGTTTGATGGTAACTTTGCTGGTGGTGACGGCGTTGAACTTTGCTCTGCAGTACACCCAATTGTAGCAGGAACATTCGCAAACGAATTAGGAACTGCTGCTGACCTAAACGAAACTTCATTGGAGCAGTCTTTAATAGACATCGCTGCATTTGTTGACGAAAGAGGTTTATTAATTTCAACACAGGGAAGAAAGCTTATCATTCCTTCTGAGTTACAATTCGTAGCTGAAAGACTTACACAGTCACAGTTAAGAGTTGGCACAGCAGACAATGATATCAATGCCACAAGAAATATGGGCATGATTCCTGAAGGTTATGTTGTAAACCACTACTTAACAGATCCAGATGCATTCTTTATTAAGACTGACATTCCTAATGGATTTAAGTTATTCCAAAGATCCCCAATTAGAACATCTATGGAAGGTGACTTTGACACTGGTAACGTAAGATACAAAGCTAGAGAGAGATACTCATTCGGTTTCTCAGATCCTAGATGTGTATTTGGTTCTCCAGGTGCTGCATAGTCCGCACAATAAATAAAATAATGAGGGGGCTTTCATGCCCCCTTTTTTTATGGTACTAATTAAGAACTAGCATAATAGATTACATGGACTGAGCTAGTCAGACGGTATAGAGACTATGTAATCGGTCTATACAACCTAGGAGGTTTATAATGGCAAATACAACATTTTCAGGTCCAGTCAGATCCGAAAACGGTTTCGATTTTGTAACAAAAAACGCAACCACTGGAGCAATCACAACTAATGCTACATACGGCAAAAGTATTACAGGTGGTGTTCAAACTTTATCAGGTGCTGGTGCAGTTGATCTAACTAACTTAGTAACTGAACTAACTACTACTGGAGCTGATGCATTAACTTTAGCTGATGGTACAACTTCAGGTCAAATTAAAATTATTAACATGATTGTTGATGGTGGAGATGGAACTTTAACTCCAACTACTTTTGCAAATGGAACTACAATTACGTTCGATGCAGTAGCTGAATCAGCTACTTTAGTTTGGAATAGCACTATTGGTTGGGTCGCAACTTCAGTTCAAGGTGCAACAATAGCGTAAGGAGATAAATAATGGCTGATTCTGACGTAAAATCAAAACGCATTACTGCTACCGGCTCTGTCGGTGTTGGTCCTGCACGTATCCGCCAGATACAGTTGAAAACAGCGGCAGGCACGCCTCGACTCACCGTTACCGATGGTAATGGTGGTTCTACTGTTGTTGATCTTGATTTCAACGCATCTACTACGCACTCAGTAAATATCCCGTCTAATGGTATTCGTGTCAGTGACATTAATGTTTCTGTTCTAACAAATATTGATGCGGTGACGTTCTTCTATTGCTAAGGTAGAATATGGCTGATAAGCAACCACCAAAAACTAAAAAATATTTCCGCTCCACTAAATCTGGGGCGGGAATGACAAAAGCAGGAGTAAAGAAATACAGGGCAGATAATCCTGGTTCTAAATTAAAAACAGCAGTCACAGGTAAAGTAAAGAAAGGTAGTAAAGCTGCAAAACGTAGAAAATCTTACTGTGCTAGATCTGCTGGCCAAATGAAACAATTTCCTAAAGCAGCTAAAGATCCCAATTCAAGATTAAGACAAGCAAGAAAAAGATGGAAGTGTTAAATGAAACTACTTCTAACAATTCTTTTTTTCTTTACACTAGTAGCCACGGTAACTGATATAAAAGCTGAGACGAACACCGTGTCTAGCACGGTTGTAACAAATTCTACTCCACCTACCGCAAATGCACCTGTTATAGCAAATTCCAATAGTGATATTTGTAAAGTTGGAGTTGGTGGTAGTGTGCAAAATAATGTTTTAGGCGTAGCTTCAGGAATTTTAGTGGACGATG